CCGCCGTGGGTGCCAATGCAGATCGCCGTGACCGGCAAGCCCAAACGCAAGAGCTCAGAGATGATCACCGGGCCAATGGTGGAACCTGAGGCGCCAGAGAGCGAGAACACGACGATGTTAAAGTCGGCTGGGGGTTGTACGGAAAGCATCTGGGAAGCCGCAGCCACCGCTTTTTTATACACATAAGCCCGGTCTTTACCCCCACCGTGAATACCCTCAAGCGTATAGACGGTGTCTTTGGGCATCCCCGGTTTGAGGTTGGCTTCAGAGGAGTCCATACGCGAGATGGTGAAGTCCGAAAACCCCAACACGTCTTGTTGGGCCTTAAGCTCTTTGGTGATATTGATGGCAGCGCCACCGCAAGCATAAATTTTAGTCGATGACAACTTGGTCATTTTCAAAGCTCCATTATTGGTATGAGGGGTCGAAAAACTAACATATAAAGCACATCATGTGTAACAAAATACTGAGGACCTTACGATGAGCGCCATTGATCATGCGTTAAACGACGTGATTTGGAATATTCCCCCTGACATCCTGCGAGCCGCCTTTATGGTAGATGACGTGGCTTATTGGCACTCAGGGGTGCGTAACGTGTTAAACACCACGTTGAATGAGCAGATCCGCACCAAGGTAATCGATGCCAAAGTGCGACGCGACTGCGACGTGGTCGGTGGGACTGAGATCATCATCCCGTTGTATCAACAAGAATACCTCCAGCCCGATATCTTTACCACCTACTTTCGGGTTAACAAAAGCTTAACCGGTGGCCGCTTGATCACCCAAGTGATGGCGGTGCTCTACGGCTTTCCCGATTCCTTATTCGGGGCACCCGGTAACGGCATTGGCGCTTATACCGGGAACTATAATCCCGCACAAGGCACCGGGGCTATCACCCAGATGACCCAGGCAATGCTCCAGTCTTATTCACCGGTCCCCGAGATCCAGATGACCAACGTGGCATTGGTAGGTGAGAACACGGTGGCGATCTATGAAACCCAGATGGTGACCAACCAGCTCACCTTGCGGTGTATGGTGACCAACGATCTGGAGCTTAACAATATCCCGCTGCGGGCCTACACCAAGTTCTCTAAGTTGGTGCTCTTTGCCGTCAAAGCGTACATCTACCAGCAGCTTTCGATTCGGGTCGACGAAGGGCAGCTCTATGGGGGGATTGCCTTGGGGAAATTTAAAGACATCATCGATTCCTACGAGTCGTCTTTTGAGAACTATTCTGACTTTTTAGAAACCACCTGGAAGAAAACGGCCGCTTGGTCAGATCCGCTGCGTAAACACCGGGCCATTAGGATGTCGGTCCCTAAACGATAACACGTAAAGTAAGAACCCCCTTTCCTTTAACAGGAGAGGAGGTTCTGCTTTATGGGGTTTTAAACGATAACGGTTCTACCCACGAGGGGGTTTGTTGCAACGTGGTTTCAAGGCCTTCGGTTGTGATCATCCGATCACGGTAGGTTTCCCACTGCGGATCATCGATCACCGTGCGAATGGAGGTGAATTGATCGGTTTGCGGGTTGTATAACCGAACGATCACCGTGTGGGTATAGCCGTCCTCGTTAAGCTGGGAAACGGTAAGCGGACGTAACAAGGTCTCGGGGTTACAGGTAAAGACCGTGGACATTGCCCGGGTGAGGTCGGTAAGGACTTGATCTCGAACGTCATAAAAGATCGGGTCTACAAACCAAAAGAAGAGATGGTTATACGCATCGCTTAATAAGGTTTGTAGCGGTAGGTGATGCTTCGCTTGGGTGCGGTATAAAACGTGTGGGGCGGTGTTTTTACCTTGATAATGCACCGCGTGGTCCCAAAGGCAAAGACCGTCCTTGGTCTCGGCTTTAAGAACCACCCCAACGTTATCCGTTAATACCAACGCAGTATTTCGGGGTAAAGCGAGGGGTTCTGTTGACATCTCTTCGTTCCTTAGGGCTTACAGGGCTACGGGGTTGGCAGCAGGTGCAGTGCCTTCAGCAGCGGTTGGTACCAGTGGGGTTGCGCTTGGGGTAAGAGAACCTGTCTGAGAGCCTGCGGCATCTCCGTTTGATGCTGCGTCACCAGTACCAGAAACGCCGGCGGCAGGAGCAACAGCGTCAGTAGAAACGTCCGCAGCAACCGGCGCTGTGGAATCGGTAACCGCAGGGGACTGTGTGTCGGTGGTTTGTCCGTTATACACCGGGGTGGGTTCACCGACAACCGCTTGGGCAGCACCGGAATCGGTGCCGGTGGTGGTTTCAACGGTTACGCCGTCTACGGGTGCTACCGGGGCATCAACGACGGGGGCGGCCGGGGCACTAGGTTCTACGGCCGGTACGGCTGAGGAATCCACCACTGCACCAACGGTAAGACCCGCTACGGTGCTATCATCCGTCGGGGAAACGTCGGTTGCGGGGGCAGCGGCCGGTGTGGCAAAGGCGGCAAGTACCAGGTCGTAGAGCGCTTCCGGGGTGTGTTCCAGATCGGCCAGTACGGTATCGACACTGTAGACCAGTGCGTGTTCTGTCTTTGAGCCATCTGCTAAGACCGCAGTGACGTGGTTTACCGTAAAGGTGGTCAACGCGACTTCGTTTTCGATCTTACGCTGATACGCCACGATATCCCCGGTGGCCGTGGTAAAGCTGCCCGTGGCCGGCGCGTAGTTAACTTGTACCCCGGCATCACGCGCGAGTTCGACCAAACGGTTGGCAAACGCGGTGTTGTCGGTGGTTTTCCACACGTAGTTAGACACCTTGTTGTAAGCGTGTGAGATCATCTCTTCAATCGACATCACCGAGGTGTGTTCGTGCAACGTCGTGCCCAGCACGTCACCGGTATTGGCATCTTTAAACGTCAGTTCGTGCTTGACGTCATCACCGATCTTGACCAGTTCGGTTTCAATTTTGAGCAACGCGCCCAGTGCAAAGCTTTGTAAAGACATACTTTTGATTCCTTAACGTTAAGGTTGTGTATAAAGTCGACCCGCTACGTCTTTATAGTGGGTACGTGTTCCAGAAGGCAGCGTATCAAAATTCCATTTATACGCATCACGAGCAAAAGAAGCAAAACTACGACCCAGTTTGCCGGGGTTCGCTACCGCCCAATATAACACGGTCTGGTGCTCTGGTAGCGTAAAGCGTAACGCCGCTAACATAGAATCAGCCGTTAAGGGGTCGGTTTGTCGATCGTGTAGTGCGTCAAATAAAGACACGTTAAAGTTTGAAAATACCGATAACACCTCCTGTGCGTGGGATCCGTTACGCAACACGGTGGTGATCGCCCGTTCGATCACGTGATGGCGATAATAGGTGGATTTTAACGCCACGGTGAAGTCATAGGCCGTCAGTTCCGAGAACTGGGCGAAGGTTGGCGTGGTGAGCTCTTCTAAGACTTTTCGAAGCAGAGTTTGGTGGTGTTGAAAAAACATGGGGTGTGCTCCTTTGTTTACGCCTGACCTTCTTTCCCTTCAATCCCAGCACGAACGCGGCGAAGGGTACGTTGTTGCAACCAGTGCAATGACTCTTCCAAGTGGGTGAGCGCGAGCGCGTTCTCCCGACACGCATAAGGGCCTTTTTGAAAAGAGCGCAACCGGTCGATCACCACCGCGAGCAAGGCTTCGTGTGTAACACCGTTAAGTCCGTTGTCGGTGACGGTCCCTTGTTGAAAGAGGATGGTCAGTACCTCAGATTCCATCGACAAAGATGGGTTAGACGCTAGATCGGGGATGGTGATCTCATAACGGTGGTTAGCCCCGCCGGCGCCCGGTTCATCGGTGACCTCGATTTTCAAGCCGACGTCTGCTGCGGTGATCACGTGGCCGTTAAGGGTTCTCATCTCTTGTTCCTCAGGTTTAATAATAGAAGCGACGCGAGCGATACCGCCGCAGGGACCTTCCCGATCACACACGACGTATAAGCGTGGATGCCCAGTAAGGATAATCTCGTTGAACAATTCGTCGAGTAAGGGATTAAACGCATTTTCGTAGGTACAAAGAAAGCCAGTCGCCGCTTTTTCCGTGAACTCATAGTTACGCATCAATTTACCCGTTAAATGAGGCCAAAATACTTTTATCGCTTGGTGCCATGAAAGGGTTATCGCTTCGGTGGAGTCTGGATAATCGACGATAGACACCGACCGGTACTGGGGCGGGTCTTCTTTCTCCCCCACCAAAGCTTTACGGGGGCGCTCTGGTTTTGTGTCAATGATTTTTGCAAACAGTTCTTGAGGATAACGTTCTTCACCGGGGAAGTCTTTCATTACAGTTCACCTTAGCATCATGATCACGGGGTTGGGGGTGGTGTGTTTGGCGGCCCACTGGTAGAACTTCGCCCGGCGAAGCTTGGAGAACACGTAATAGGCATCATCAACGAGCAATAAGGGGGTCAGACCCGACTTTGCTTCTGCGTCAGGTTTAATGAGTAAGGTGGTAAACCCGGTGGCGGTATAGATGCGATCATACGCCGACTGGTAGGAGTGCATTCCGTCGCTACACAGGTCTAACAAGGTGACCCCCGCGGCGTGTTTGTGGATGGTAGCCGGTACCACTAACAGCGCATTGGGGTGGGTGATCAGCATCTTTAAGGCCCACAACGTAAAACCGGTTTGTCGGACAAAGTGCACGCCAGCGGTGCGATACTCTTGTAAGAACAAGTCCCGTTGACCGTTAAAGGTGGTGGCATGTTGGGAATCGTCTCGTTGAGACTGCACGGTATAGAGTTGGGTAAGCAGCTTGTCAACGTAAAGGTGGCGAGCGGCTTGGGCTTGTAGTAGGTCGTCTTTTTGGTCCACTTGCACAAACGTTGTGTTTGTCATAGCGAAGATCCTTTTTTTGGTTAAAGGTGGGTTTTGTTGATCAGCTTATTGGCCATGCCTAAAACGAGCAGCAAGGGCAACAGCGTATTGATCGTGCGGGTGATGTCG